ATGTCAGGGAGAGTACAAAGATATACCCAAGAATTTAAAGATTCAGCGATACAGTTGGCATTAAACAGTGAGAAATCTGCGATGGTAATTGCCAAAGAGTTGGGGATGAGTGAGAAGACTTTATATGCATGGTTACGTCAATATCGTCAGAAGCATCATTTGGAATCTCCAATGATTGTACGTTCTTCAATCAACCATCATGCCAAAGAGAGCGTGGAAGAAGAGAACAAGCGCTTGCGTAAAGAGAATGCCCGTTTAAAGATGGAAAGAGATATCTTAAAAAAGGCAGCGGCGTTCTTCGCAAACGAAGCTCATTGAAGTACGCCTGGATCAAAGAGCATTGCAACGAATTCAATGTTGCATCAATGTGTCATATATTAGAGGTATCAAGGAACTGTTATTATCGATGGCTTCGTATTGAAAAACAAGAAGATACTTTTTTAAATACGATGATCAAGGATATTTTTCTTGGAACCTATCAAACCTATGGCACGCGTCGTCTAAAAAAAAGACTTGAGCAACTCTATGGCTTGATCGTTTCTCGTAGACGAATTGCAAGGATTATGAAAAAATTAGGACTCAGTTGTCGCAATAAACGTCGTTTTAGAGTGCTTACCACCAATTCCAATCATACGTATGCCATTGCCCCTAATCGAATACAACAAGACTTTTATACATCAACGCCCGATCAAATGTATGTGGGCGATATCACCTATATTCCGACACAAGAAGGGTGGCTGTATTTAGCGGTTGTAATTGATTTATATTCGAGAAGAGTCATCGGGTGGTCTATGGATACACATATGAGTTCCATGCTTGTCAATGATGCTTTATTTATGGCACTTAAAAAGCGTAATCCTCCTCATGGTGTTATCTGGCATACCGATCGCGGCAGTCAATATGCTTCTGATGCTCACAAAGCCTTACTTAAGGAATATGGCATCGTTCAGAGTATGAGTGCTAAGGGAAACTGTTACGATAATGCTGTTGCTGAGAGTTTTTTTCACTCGCTAAAAACCGAACTGACACATCACATGAAATTTGAAACAAGGAGCCAAGCCAATCAAGCAATATTTGAATATATTGAAGTGTTTTACAATAGACAGAGGTTACACTCAAGTAATGGCTATTTATCTCCGGTAGATTTTGAAAATAGATACTTGTTACAAAACAACATCAGTGCTTAGACATTTTCTTTTCTGTGTATCATAAACTGTTGACAGATCACTCTTCTAAAGCATTACATGTAACGGAGCTCATTCAATTAGTGAGCTATCTTAACATGCAAACCGATACATTACCAGTGTTTCAGCATAAGTGTTGCACTCCCTCTCAAGCGTGGAAGATCACAACTATGTGGGAGCAAAAAGCGAGAGACAAAAGCGAGCATGCACTGCTTAGTTTTTGCAAACGCATTACTAAAAGGGAGTGTGAAAGTATCGCTTCGCTAAGAGTCGACGAAGCAAAGAATATACTGATAGCACTTCAAAAACTTCAATAATTTTCTCAAATTGAGAAATATTTAAATTAACCCCTCATTTACATGTAAAATACCAAAAACGCTTATAGGTAGGCTATGTCACTTTCTAATAAAGATATTTTCGAAGACTTTACTAGGCGCATCCGTGAGGGTGCGAGCGATGAAGAGATGATGCGAGAATATGGCGGTATGCCTATCTATGTCCCCTCTTGGTGTATGAATGGTCGTAATGATGAGATCATCAAAGACTACACCGAAAACAAACTCTCCCCAAAAGAACTCAAGCTCAAATATGCTCTTAGCCTCAGCCGCATCTATGAGATCATCGGCGAGGCAAGAGAACCATCCCTCTTTTAATCTACATACTCTCTCAAATAATCTTCCAAAATACTATAAATTTCTTCTTCAACACCGCGTGTTAAGTTCCCATCTTTTGTGATCGGAGCGAAAGAACGTGCCACGATAGTCCCATCTTTACTTCCGAACTGGTGAACCAGTGGGTATGGGTATCCATCTTTGCTAAAAGCATTTACCCCAGCGATAACCGAATGCTCATCAGCTTGAGAGTTAATGCTCTCATACATGTTACTGTCTTTGCTTTGGAGCATCTTATGTTCACCGCGCTTTGCTTTGGAGCGTTTGGTACTCTCTTTAAGTGGGTGCCACGGTGTTCCATCAGGAGATTGTTCATTGTCGAAACTGTCTTCCATTGTGTTCGTAAAAAAAGTGCCTATCTCGCTCATGGGTGATTTAAGCGAGGTAAGCTTACTATGTAGCCGTCTTATAGCCTCTTCTATCCGAGGCGCTCCGATAACTTCAATCGTGATCATCTTTTCTTCTTTATTTTTGGTATAATTCTTTTATCGGAAAGAGCACCGCATGGAATGAGCAATGAGCGCTCCATCGTGCAAAGATGCGGTTATTGAGCGCGCTCTTTCTGATAAATGAGTTTTCCCTCTCTTTTTTTCTCCAAAGTCGTTGCTTTATCGATAAAATAAAAAGTAACTCCTTGCGTTTTATCGGGAAGATACTCAAAAATAGCCATTAACGCTTTTTGCTTCTCTTTGTCGTCTTTAAAATAGTGAAACATTTTCTTAACTAAACGGTTTGCCTTGTCGTCCCATTCAAGATATATCTCGTCAGGGGCGTTAAGCACCGTCGCAAAGGCGTCTATATAGAAGTGTCTGTCTTGTTTTTTAATCTTTGATTGTCCTGCAAAATTTTCAAATAAGCTATCGTCTATAATCATTGGGTCGCCCACTTTATCGACATACATTGCACCTGATTTAACGCCTAAATCTCCATAAAATTTCTTTTTCAACGCTTCATCGCTGTAGGCACTGTATGATGTTTTAGGCATGATGGTTGGAAGTGATTTTAAACTCTTATCTAAGTCTAGCTTTGCGATCTTTGCAACACGATTACCCGCACCGGGATTGTATGCCCAGTCTTTTGTGGCGATGTCTTCTTGCGTTCCTGTCGTTAACTCTTTACCTTGCTTTTGAAGTTGCTGTGCACTCCATGCTCTGACTTTACAATGACATCCCCATGCGTTTGGTGGATAGTTGGTTTGCCACCACGGGTCTGTTCTAAGAAGAACGATGCCGCTCTTTCGTTTGTGTTCCATTCTTGGATGCTCGCTAAGACCTCCGATATATTCCCAATAGATATTATGCTCGCCTTGCATTTGCTGTTCATACCTAGCCGTCGCCATTGCCACACGAGTATTTGTTTTAAAGATCGTGTTAAGACGCGTAGAGTTAACAGTGATCTCTTTGACTTCTCCCGTCGTTGGATTGACGATGCTCTGCTGACCCCACCATCCTTTTTTCTCAAGTGTGGGGATAAGCGCTTTCTTCCAATCCTCAAAGCGTGTACCGTTTTGCATCGCATCGGTGATAGAGCCGTGGATATCGCTGAGCAAATCAAGGCGCATGACCTTTGCAACCGTAAAGGCTTTATGGTGTGCGTCCTTACTCATCTCGTTGTAATCAAAGCTAAGCTTATACCCTTTATTGCGCAGATAGTCGATAGCATCCTTAGGGGCAAGCCCTGCGGCAAAAGAGGGTGTTTTCACGCTTCGCTTTCCTCAAATTCGCTTTGAGCGCTGCCTAAAATGTAAGAGCTTTGCAATGCACTATCCATCACGTCCTGTAACGCTTCGATGTCCATTTGCGGGTATGCTTCGTGTAATGCATCAATAGCCTCTTCAAACGAGGTGCATTTATCAACAATATCCACTATTTGACTTTGAAATGAAAGTGCTATGGTTTTAAGATCAGTACCGCTTTCGATGTCTTCTAAACTCGTGATCGGTTTATTTTGACTAAACGCATAGAGCTTCTGTAAGTGTTTATTGGCAATGGTAGCCGTTGGGTCGGTTTTCTCTTCGACTTCAATGTTATACGTCCGCTCAATGTAGGCTTTTGTGGGTTTATAACCCATGTTTGAGATGCGTTCGTCGCGTTCAGCAAGTACCGTGTTTGGGTCATCTTTATCTTTTAAAATGATCTTAATAGGCTCTTTGATGGAATTCAGTACCCTGAAGCTTTCAATGACTTTGCGCATGAGCTGGAGTGTCGTATGCTCATCAGACATCGCAATGTCTTCTCTGATCTCATTGTGCGTTTGTGTAGCGGCAAAACTGCCACCTTTGACATTCCCTGTTAAATTGCCTCCTAAGATCGCCTCCCTGATCTGGTCGTCCAAGTAGGAAGTGATCTTGTCAAAATCTCCCGTTTTTGAGACAGTTTCAATTTTGATTTCATCATCTTTCTCAATGACTGCGGCATCCCCGCTGAGCATGGCGTAAAGCTCCTCAGCCATCGCGTCCTTATCGCCGTCTGTTTTACCGATAGCCCACGGCACACCGTACTTTTCTAAGAACTTGATCCAAAACTCCAAAGAGGCGTTTTTGAATTTGACATACCAAAACAAGGACTCTGCAAGCGGTCGCCCCATTGGTTTATGGTACTTGTCTTCGTACAGGGCTATCACGGCTTTATGCTCTGGAATATCTGTTAAAGAACCGTAAGGGCTATAGTAGAGTACCCCGTTTTTCATCGTAAACTCACGGTAAGAGCGTTCGACAAGTTTAGGCATGAGCAAGTAGCCCTCAGGTTGTACTTCCCAGTTGACTTCGAAAACGCTCGCACCTTGGAATGGAGCATCAAGGATTTTACGAAGCACCGTGTGATCAAACACATTCGTGAGCGGTTCAATGAGCGTCTCGTCTTTACATGTAATGATCAGCTCTTTTTTGAGCGTTGCCGCTTTACGGCTTCCGATGCTTGAGATGACGGTTGCATCGTTTGAAATGCGGTCTAGCTCATCTTGATCGAGCCAGCGTTGGTAAACCGGTAAATTGTCCATAATACTGCGTAAAATATCGACAGCAGGGGCGGCACTAGAAGTTCGTTTTTCTTGTTTTAATGCTTTAGTTTGTTTAGGTTTAAAAATGTTGGTTATAAATTTCATCGGTGTCTCCTTGGCATTCTTCCTCTTAATCCTCTGCGATTTGTTCGCGGGGCGCTATTGTGTTTTTTCATTTTTGCAAGCTTACTTAGGCGATAAACGCACACGAGACCATCGGGGGCATCATCATTTTTCCCCTCAGGATAGTCCTCAAGCTGTTGGATAAGTTGTATTTGATCTTCATGTAAAAGTATTTCTCCATTCTCAATAGGGAGTTCAAGCTCTTCAATTCGCAGCCCTTTGTTGTCAGTATTGTTAATACCGCGTAAAGGCATAATAATCCCTCTATCAAACGCTTCATCTAGAATAAAAGGTTTAAGATGGAACTGCCCTCCATTATCTTCATATCCATAAATCTTGCATCGGTACTTTTCTTGCAAATCAACCATGCGTTTGCATATCTCTTTTGAACCAATTACTAAGTTGATTGACTCTAGCACATAACCTTTTTTTTCTTTTTCATCAACACCAAATATGGTTAAGTTTGTATAGTCACTCTTTTTTTTCTCCCCAGCCGGATCACACCATCCAAAAATCTTTAATTGCTTTAAGTTTGGTAGTTGTCTATAGAAATGCATCTTTTCACGCACGAATTTTTCAAACCCTGAGGATGGTTCATTTTGGTATTCTTTATTAAATGATCTTGGTGCTTCGGCACGTTTACGCATAAGTGTTTCAAGTGAGACGGCTTCCGCCCAAAGAACCCGTGCTCCTTTGTCCATCTCTTGTTTGTTAGCCAAGTAAAAAGAGTGTGATGCATCTAGCCCTTGGTGCATGTAAAGCGTGCTAAAGCGCTCCCACAAGTCCATTCGATCCGGGAACGTGATGATAGCTTTGTGTATACGCGGATTCCAAAACGCAAGCTTGAGCTTACGAGCTAGCACAGAGTCTTTGTGTAAAAGTGTTCCAATGTAGAGAATGTCCATACTGTCGTCCACCGCACCCAAGTTGGCGACGGCTTCGTCGAGCCATGCCTCAAGCTTGTCACGTTGGTCTCTGCTTCTGACGTTCTCGTCGTTTTCAAGATCATCAATGATCGTCTGATCGGGACGATGCACCCCGTGTTTGATACCACGAACGCGCTTTCCTGAACCAAAACCTTTAACTCTTACACCATTCTTTGTGACGATGTCGCCGATCTTCCAACGCTTTCCGATGCTAGTGGCATGAGGAAAGTCGGCTTTGAGGTTGTCGTTTTCGCTAAGTTCCGCTTTGATCGCTTCGATGAGTGTTTCGGTAAGTTCGATCGCATCTGAAAAGATCGTAATAAAATGTTTAAAGTCATTAACGATTAGCCATATCGGGAATACGACGGAAGCATCGGTCGACTTGCCATGTCCTCTTGGAGCCGCTAGTGCATACTTTTCACTCTTTGGTGTGTCCATGAGAGCATTCGCTACGGCACGAGAGATCGCTCTTTTTGCGATACGTTGGTAGATGGTTTCTAAGTCTGCTTGGAGAGCAGATTTACCGGGTAGATAGTAATAATGAGGGAAATACGTTCTTCTAAAAAAGTCGAAATCAACACGCTGACGCTTAACCCTTTCATCTCTGCCATCAGGAGGTAATGTACTATTCGAATGTATGATCTCTTTGAGAGAGCTTGTATAGTCATCCAACCATGAGAGAAACTCTCTACGCGTCAAACGTTCTGCGGTTTCTTTGTCTTTACCTGCACTGATCAGCTCTTCTTTCGTATCACGAAGCAGTGATCTTAGCGCTTCTTTATCAAAGAGCGACATCGAATTCATCCCCATGTTGGTCTACGACTTCGATAAAGACCTCCAAAAGTGCTTTATCGCCACGCGCCTTGATCCCCTCGCCGATCACTTTGATGACATGTTTAATGATGCCATGCTTATAGGCGGCAGGGTCTTCATAGCGGACGATCGCTTTCATCTTTGCGAAAGCATCGGAGAGCTTGACGATCTTATCCGCTTTCTCACCGGCAGGGAGTTGCGCTTCTCTTACGTCTTTTAAAGACTCATACATGTAACTTACGAAATCAGAGTACAGGTGCTCCCTTCGGTTTGGGTCTGCGACAATATGCTTTTCTGCTCGCAGTACGTCCCAGTCATACCCATTTGCTCCGTCTTCAGAACGATAGTTTTGAATGGTGCGTACACTGGTTTCTAAGATCGCGGCGATCTCTTCGACATTTTTACCGACGATGTACAAAGAGCGTGCTATTTCGATCTTTTGCGCTTTAGACGCCATGTGTAAACCCTTTCGTGATAGAACTGTATCGACGCTTCGTATGTGCATATGCATTGCCGATGCGAGGTGTATTAACCTCTTTTGAGGTTGAAATAGCAGTCGATATAACACCTTTTGCCATCTTGATGAGCTTGCTATCAGCCTCTCTGACGACTTCTTTATCGCCTAGCCCTTGCGCCTTGCGTAATTCATTAAGCGCTAGATCAACGGCGATGCTGATTAAAAGAGGGTTTGGATTTGAGGGAATGAGAATAAATGAAGAGATATAGGTCTTAGCCTCTTCGATTGCATGATCAATACGTGCATCATCCATCTCTCCGGTGCTATCAAGATCACTGAGTTCTAAGAGCTCGCCCTCGCTGATCTCTTTTAAGAGGTTTTCTTTCGTTATCATTACTCTCCGCCTATGTGTTTAAAAGGTGTTTAAATTCGCCTAGAAACGATTTAAAACTTTTCTTCGATAAACGAGTCGGATTAAGGCTTAAATCGTTTTTAGAGCCGTTTATGGCTTCCCCTCAAAAAGAGGGGAATATTTATGCTTTTTTACCGCGAATAACTGCATTTGGGTTAAGGCATGCTGGAAGAGGTTTTGATTCCCCAATGACACATACCCCTCTACCTTTTGGTAATACCTCTGTTATACCAAAAAAGAGCGTAGCCGTTCGTTTGACAGCTTCGGTATGATCTGCACGACCATAATAGAATTTTGTAAATGTAGGGCTATTTGGGATTGCCGCCATTTCATTATCGCCAATAAACGTGACAAGTTGCCCCGCAGTGTTTTTGTATTTTACAACATACGCTTCAAAGCGAACTCCATGTACTTCCAAGAGTCGCGTCTCTCCATTTACAACCCAAGATGCCATCTTTTTATCAAAGAGGTCTTCTGCTTCTGCTAAGGCTGTAATATGGGTAAGGAACCCGCGTCCACATTTGATCTTATAGCCGGGGTTTTGTCCAAGCTCTTCAACCATCGCGTCGTCAATCTCGGTAATGGATTGAATTAACTTTTTACCTGATTTAAATTCGATTTGAGGACGAGTGGAGGCAAATTCGAAAAGAGTTTTACCTTTACCATCCATAACTTTCCCAAAGAGTGCGCCTGTTGACATGTACTCAATTGTAGTCTCGAAGCTCGTTTTTTGCTCTCTTTGTATTTTCCCAATTTCCGTTGCAAGTTGGATCGGTTGGTCTTCTGCTTCTAAGCTTGCGATTTCATTAAGTGTAGAAGCTTGGATTGTATTTTCCAATGGAAAACGAGGGAGATTAACGATAATTTCGTAAATTGTTGGGCGTTCATGGACAAGATGCTCTGCGCCAGGAGAGACAGATTCTAATACAAGCCCAGAACCTTTCTCAATTTTAATGGGAACAGATCCACCCGTTACGGGCTCCATGTTTGCTTTGAAGTATTCATCAAAGATTGGCGTTTGAGTCACCTTAAGTAGTGACAATGTTTGTGTTGTGTTTTTAACACCCCAGCGTCTTACGACATCTTCTGCAGTCATTGGCATGTTTTACCGTCCTTATTGCATAAAAATTTTATTGTTAAATAGCGTTTGACGCATATTAGGGTCATAACCACGTAGGTTTGACTCAACGACAATACCTGAAACTAAGACAGCGCATGTCGAAGTTTTATCAATGTTCTCCATAAGAACACCGTTTGCATTCCATGCACCATCATCCTGCCATTTGGTAGCATCGGTACCGGGTTCTACTAGGTTGTTCTCAACCAATGAAGTGTAGACATGTCCATTATGGTAAACAATGTCTCCTGTGTCATAATCGACTCCTGATGAGACCCAAGATTCCTCTTCTAAGGCATCAAATGTTTTACCGCCATCGGTCGTTACAAGAACTTTGCCAATGAAGTATTCTTCTCCATCCGCGATTGTGTCAGGAACATTTACGTCTGCATAGACAACACGATCTGATGTTGCTACTACTTCCGTAATCAGGGGTGGACGTTGGTGGATAATAGTCATAGTGCTCCTCCTGTGGCAGCTTTAATTTCGGCTTGGCTCAACTGGTTGCCCGTTGCGCCTGTTTGTTTGTTATCGAATAGATCATTACCTCCGGGTGCGGTCACGAACGGTTTGGCGGTTTCCATAAATTTATCGAACCCATCCATATCAGCTTTGCACATTTTAAGCGCGTGCTCTTTTTGATCTGGGTGAATCTTTTTGGCAGCGATCGCCGCATCTACTTTAGCCATAGCACTGGCTTCTTTGTTGGCAAGAACTTCTGCGGTAAGCTTTTCTTTGTCAGCTTTTAAAGATGTGTTTTCTGCTTGTAAGGCAGTCATTGCATCCTTCTCCTCTTGGGTCATGGTTTCCTCCTTGGTTTGGTTATTGAGTTTATTAAGCCTTACCTCGTCGAGCTCTTGGAGGAAAGGTTTATTGGTAAGGGCTACGCTGTGTAGTGTCCAGCCGATATTGGCACCCGTTGCTTGGTCGATGGTATTGGGTGCGAAGACAGGAGAGAGATAGCGGTACTCTATGTTTTTAATGTATGTTGTTGCTTTGTCCGTCCATTCGATCTTGGCAAAGAGCTCTCCGTTTTCTGCCTTAAGGCTTAAAGGATTTTTTTTGATCCAACCGGAAGCTGGAGCTTGATCGCCGTAGAGGGTTTGGTGTTCATAGTCACAGACAATGTCGACGGCTGACTTCTCAAAATTTCCAACCATCTGGTCGAATGTGGCTTGATTGAGTTCAAACGCACCGACGGGGTGTCCCTCCCATTTGCCGCTAATGCCAATTTTAAGCCAAGGGTTGTCCCCTGTAATTTCGATCGCATTTTTCAGCATAAAAAAATTAGCCGCCGCAACACTCAAGACGATAAAGTCTTTCATTCCACTTCTCCGTTTAGATAATTTTTTTCAATCAAAGTCACATCAAAGCTAAGCAGGTAGACTGTCATGTAGGACTGTCCTTTTGCCGCATCAAAAATCTTCTTGATCCGCGTTACATTGATAGGCTCACTCTCTGCGATACTCTTTACATGTAAAGCGTTTTTAACGTTCTTGATAAAGTCTAACAGCGCATAGTCTTTGCTCTTGCGTGTATCTTCTTGCTTTGAGTAGGCAAGGTGTACAAGGTAGAGCGAAAACGTTGCATCTTCCCTAAAGAGATCATTCGGTTTTGATTCGACAAAGTCAACCATGACACAGGGCAAGAATGTTTTTAAGACCTCCGCAGTATCTGGCTTGTCAAACTCTCCAAAATAGCTTTTTACGTTAAAGTCTTGCTCTTTTAAATAGGTTTTTAAAGCCGCCTCAAATTGTGCAACCATGCGCCGAGCCCTCGATAGTGAATTTCTGCCACAATCCTACACGATACCTATACGCCTTATCCACTACTCTATTTAAAGAGCTATTTTGAAAAAAGGAGTTGAATAGAAAGGCGGAACGACTCTGCGGCATGATTCGCTCATCGAGATTTTGAGGAGAGTTTTATGTTGGAGACCATTAGCGCTTATTTACCGGTTGCACAGTTTATGTTAGTGTTTATCGCATTACCTACGATTAAACTACTGTTTAACCAAAACAAGCAGATCGCAACACTCCAACAAATTGCGCAAGGGCAACAAGACACAATTACGTTCATCCACGGTGTTCTCCTCGATACTGCTTCCCCGGAAGTGATCACAAAGCATCTCATCGCGCAGAAGAAACGCAAAGAGAGTGTGCACTCATGAAAGGTAACTTCGTCGAGGTTGGCACCGTAGTCGGGGTTGATCTCTCTCACCGTGCGCTTGTACGTGTTCAGCTCTTTGACCGAGTAAGCGCATGGATACCCTACCAAAGCATCTCAAACAAATTTATGAAAGTGTGGATTCCTCCGCAGCTCAATGAGCAAGTGATCGTCGTGCTTCCTTTTGCGGAAGCTAATGGAGGCATTGCTCTTGGCAGCATTTTTAATAAAGGGTGCAAAGAGCCTGAGGGTGCGAACGATCACACGGCAATTGTTGAGTTTAGCGACGGTACGCGCATCGTTTATGACACGCAAACGCATGATCTTTCGATTACGACGGAGCATCATATCAACCTTAGTGCAACCGCGGTAAATATCACCGGAGACCTAAATGTAACCGGAACGATTACTGATGAAAAAGGCTCTTTAAGTACGCACGTACATACAGGAGTCGCTTCGGGCAATGCACAATCAGGAGTTCGACCATGACTTTGGCTGCGCGCATCATCCGCATTTTAACTACAAAGCTCGGCGAGCGTGTCGGCATGCCGACGTATGGAAGTGAGCTTTACAAACTACGCGATCGTGCGCTTACACCTGAAACACGCTTGCTTTTTACGAAGTATTGCAAAGAGGCGATCGAAAGATGGGAAGACGTCAGTGTGAGCAGTGCGAAGATCAAGTCCTTTGATGCAAAATCTGGCAAGTTTTCATTTTTGATCACGCTTGATGATGGCGAGACCATAGAAGGAGCGGCGTAATGGCGAAGATACCTCCTATGTGTAAAGAGCTGACACTTGATCAGATCAGATCGGAACTTGTTGCTATTTATCAAGCCTACGATACTGAGTATGAGCCTAACGAGAGCGACGAAGTTATGCCTGTTTTAGAGACTTTCGCTTACCGAGAATTGCAACTTCGGACGATGACAAATGATCTCGTCGCGCAGAGTTTTTGGCAGACCGCGACGGGCGCATACCTTGACTTTCATGCTTCAGAATTTTTTATCGAACGTGATGCAGGGGCTAAGCCAGCCGCTCCGGTAACTTTTACGTTAGGTGCGACTTTGAGCACAGACTATGTGCTAAGTGCAGGACTTGAGCTTTTAAATGAAGACGGTAGTACCTCTTTACTCCTTGCAGATGTAACGTTTTTAGCAGGCTCAACCGAGGCAACAGGCATCGCCGAATTACAGCTTTACACAGCGACATCAGACACGAAAGTGATCTCGACGATGGTGCCTAGGGCGTATCTAACGAGCGTTACGCAGACATCCGTGTATAGCGGAGGAAGTAACCCGATGAGCGATGATGCTCTCCGTGCACTTATTGCCCTTGCAAACGAGCAACAAACAACCGCTGGGAGTGTAAAAAGTTACGAATATTGGGCACTACAAGCCGATGCGCGCATTAGCGACGTCAACGTCTACAGTAATGATCCGGGAGAGGTTGAAGTCATCGTGCATAGCCTAAGCGGCGTTGATGAAGCGATGCTTTCTCGCGTAGCAGAAGCGACGAGTGCCGCAGTGCATCGCCCTTTAACCGACAAAGTAAACATTAAAGCGGCAGGCAGGGTGCCTTACAACGTTACGGCTATTTTAAGTGTAAGCGACGAGGTTGACGCAACAACAACATTAGACACGGCTAAAGCGCGTTTAAAAGAGCGCCTAGATGTCGTAGAAATCGGTAAAAGTGTCACGATCGGCATGATCATTGCCGCACTATCAGTAGACGGCATTGAAGACGTAAGTTTAAGTGCTCCGGCGACAACCGTCGGCGTTGGCGAAGATGAAGTCGCTATCTTGGGAACAGTGGAGGTGAGCGTTGGCTAATCTAATCCCATCGCACTATACCGAAAGAGAAAAAAAGCTTGAGAGTACAGGTGCCGCATCGATCGAACGAGTTATGAGCGAGCTTTGGAGCGGGCGTTTGCATGATCCCGCCACATGTAAAGCGAGTTTTTTGTTTGCACTGGGGCAATACTACGGCGTTGAATACTGGTGGCAAAACATCTCCGAGGATGAACACAGAGCACTCATTGCCGCATTCCCAACAATCAAGCGACGACGCGGAACGTTATGGGCGGTTAAGCAAGCCGTTAATGTTATCGATGCAGGTGCGCTAATCGTCGAGGGGGATTACCAAATCCGCTTCGACGCAACAGCGACACATAACGGAGTGTATCAGCACGGCAATGCAACACACTGGGCGGAATATGTCGTTATCGCCAGCCGACCGATGATCAATGCGCAAGCCGCGCAACTTAAACGTTTGACGAAAAGCGTCGCACCGGCACGATCGTCTTTATTGCGCATCGACTACACGCGTGTAGCCGCAACACATAGCGGCACGATCTACTACGACGGAAATTACAATTACGGGAGCGTATCATAATGGCTACTTTAACCGAAACGACGGAGTATGCTGAGGGAGTTTATCAGATCGAAACAACCGACCCCGTCATCGGCGGAGCGGACGGCATCAGCAATGTACAGGCGAAACAACTCGCAAATCGTACTAACTTTTTAAAAAACCTCTTAACGAAAGTGATTGACGGTACGCAGAGTGTTGCAAAAGCACTCAAACTCGCGACGGCTCGAAAGATCAGCCTAAGCGGAGCCGTAACCGGCAACGCAAATTTTGATGGAAGTGCTGACATTACGATTAACGTTACGCTTGCGGATGGGCAAATTACGATCAATAGCATCAACGGCCTATCTACCGCATTGGCAAACAAACAAGACTCCGATGCAACGCTCTCCGCGCTAGCGCAAGTCTCAACTGCGGCGAATAAGCTCATTTATGCAACCGCCTCGGACACTTTTGCGACAACGGATTTAACGGCGTTTATGCGCACCCTTCTCGACGACACCGATGCGGCGGCGGCACGAGCAACACTCGGCGCGGCACCGACCGCTTCGCCGACGTTTACCGGAACCGTTACGGCTCCTGTTTTCTCAGGGGCGTTAAGCGGAAACGCCGCAACGGCAACGACGGCGTCGAACGCGAACAAACTTATCGGGATGAATTGGAACTGGATCGGGCAAGGCGGGCAACCTTCGTGGCTTTGGGGAGGAAACGACGCTTCAAACATGTACGTTTATAATCCTGCTAATTTTAGCGTTAATTACGCAAATAGTGCAGGAAATGGTGTTAGCAATGTATCTGGGGGTGGCAATGGTTACATTAAATTCTCGAATGGGGTAATTTTACAGTGGGGGAATATTGCACCCGCACAGAATGCACAAGTAACCGTTACTTATCCTATTGCCTTTACAGGGGTTGCTAGGGCTTTTGTAATGCCTTGCTCGAACGTAGACGCCTATGTACAAGCAATGGTTACATTATTAAATATTACAGATTTGGGAAGTTTTAGATTCCATTCTTTTAACGTTGCAGGCTATAGCTATAACTGGTTTGCGATTGGATATTAGGAGCAAAAAAAATGAAATATGCACACTACGATAAAGAAACAAAAAGAATTCTAGGATACTACGATAAAGAAATACACGGTGAGCTTACGCGCGCACCTAGTATCGAAGAGATAAAAGAAAGAGTAGAAGCACTTACGCTTTCGGAGGAAGCAGTTAAAAAACTTATTGAAACTGGATACACCGACACAATGCTTTTAGAGGTGCTGGGCGAAGAAACCTATGCAAAAGTTACGGCTAGGATTGTCGAGAGGGAATCGGTAATACCTACGCCTAACATAGAAATCGAAGACGCCGTTTGGCAAGAGGCAATAAACAACGCGCATAATAAAGTAAAGGCAAATGGCACGACGGAACTTTACGATTTTAGGGCACAAAGCGAAATTGTTGCAGAAGCCCTCGCAACATTTAAAACAGCGATTCAAACTGCGATCGATAAAACGGACTTGGTTGCACTTCGTTGTTGGAAAGCTGGCATTGAGTTCCCTGTTGAATGGCGAGAGTATACCGTAACATTAAGAACACTGCTAGCCTCTACGGTCGTTGTTGAATTACCAACAATGCCAGAGTACCCAAGCGGTAGTTAAAAAAGACCAGTGCCCTGCACGAAGCATTAAACATAGAAAAAGGAGAAAAAATGGGATTACTATTTGGAATTAACGGAACCATTAGCGTTAAAGCATCGCGTGCCGTGACCGTAGAGTCAACCACGCCGATCGCGGTTGTTGGAACGACAAATATAGGTACGCTTGGCTTACAATTTTTTGGCAATGTCACGCTTGCCATGAGTGCATTTGCTCCAGCGAGTGGGCAAACGGTGGAGGGCACACTTTTAGATGCGCTAAAAGCCATTGACGCTCAAGGGGTCTCATGCCCACTTATCATCAACGCGATCGATAGCGAAGACCCGACAGAAGAGATCATTATTGCTGGAGTCAATGCACTTAAAACTGCTGAAGCCGTAACAGGCTATCGTCCTAATCTCATTGTAGCCCCTGCATTTTCTGCTGAAGTAACTGTTGGTTTGGCGATGGGTGCAGTAGCGCAGAAACTTTGGGCAACGGCTATCATAGATGTGGAAGGAGAAAACGAAAGTGCCGCGCTAGCAGTCGCTGCTAATTATGGAACTCGCTTTGCGCTACTTGTTCATCCTACTGAAGTGACGTTGGATGGCTTTGCTATGCCAAGCTCTGCGGCTTGGGCGGGACTTATCGCTTATATGGATGCATCTAGTACCTATGGATGGACAGAATCAGCGAGTAACCGCATCGTTCAAAGTGTTAGTGCCACGAACCGCATTATCGACTATGCGGAGGGTGAAGATAGCGAAGCACGTCGCCTCCGCAATAAAGGTATCAATACGATCGTGCGTGATGTTGGTTGGAGAACCTACGGGTTTGAGACCACCGACATTGATACTATCTGGCAACCACTTAACCGTGTGCGTACTTTCTACAGAATGCTTAGAGCCATGATCGAAGCGAGCCGTTATGCGAGAGATCGTAAGGCGGATGAGCTTCTTTATGTCAAAAAAGCAATCGAAGAGTTTATGCGAGGGCTTAAAGGGGCAGGTGTTGCATTAGGTTTTAAAGCCTATTTCGACACAACAAAAAACACTAAAGCTACGGTGAGCAATGGTCAATTTTATCTAACGGTCGAGTTCCAAGATATGCCAACCATCAGGGAGCTCAATATCGAGCTTACATACGTGGATGACTACAGCGATGTGCTGCTAAACATCATCAATGGATAAGGAGTAAACATGCCACAAGCACCAAGAGCAAAACAGTTTTTACGAGAGTTTAACATCCTCGTTGAGGGGATCGGCAATGTCGGTATCTCGAACAAAGTAGAGCTACCCGACATCGAATTTTTGACGGAAGAAAGTGCGGGTGCGATAGCTAAAGAAGAGGTGATCCCTCTTCTTAAAGCGATGACTACGAAGATCACGCTCTCCGAATACAACACATACGCCTATACGGCGGCAAGTAAACAGTTTGGCACGAGCCCTGTTTTTTACGTTAAAGGCTCTTTAATCCAAGGGGATGAGACGCTCTCCTTACTTGCGACGATCACCGGCAAGGTCAAAAAGTTTCAAAACCCTCTGCCTGAGAGAGGTAAGAACGTAGAGCAAGCGTTAGAAATCGCAACGAGTGCCTATTCGCTAGAGCTAGGCGGGGTTAAAGTTATCGACATCGATGTTGATAACCTGATCTGCGAGATCGATGGCGAAGACCTCTTCGCTGATCTTAGAAATCATATTTTATAAGGATAAAAAATGCAAGACGTTGAAATCACTCTAAGCGACGGGACGGTCGTCAAAATGCGAAGACCAAAGGTTAAAGATACGTTAGCCGTTGCAAAAATTAGCAACGTTGGGGAGCAAGAAGTCGCTTTGATCGCGAACCTTACGATGCAAACCGTAGAGGATATTTCGGAGCTATACCTCGATGATTACGCGCTACTACAAAACGAGCTTAAACGTTTTTTGTCCCCGGAGAAAAAGAGCTCATAAGGCTCATGGCATTGGTGGGTCATTGGCTCCATTTCTCCTATGCAGATATGCTGGAGATGGAGATCGATACCCTTTTACTGTTTATAGACGAGATCGATAGGCTCGCACATCAAGGAAAAGGAGGATAAGATGAGCAAGATGTTCGCTTTAGGTATAGCACTTACAGCAAAAGATATGTTTAGCCCTGCTTTTTCCTCTCTTGGTTCTGCGATCCGAAACTCCACAAAAGACTTAAAAAACTTCGGCACAGCAAGTGCGGCTATCGGTACAGGGCTTAAAGGCGCACAACTGGCGACTCAAGGAGCCGTTGGGGAGGTTATCAAGTCTTATGCTGACCTCGAAGACGCGCAAATACAACTACAAAATACTCTCATGAAGAGCGATGGAAGCGTGAGTCCTTTTTTTAAAGGGATCAATGAGGAAGCGACAAAGCTTGGTAATGCTCTACCGGGTACGACAGCAGATTTTTACGCTATGGCATCAAAGCTAAAATCGCTTGGAGTCGAGGAGCAAAGCATTATCGGTGGGGCTTTAAAGTCTGCCGCGTACCTTGGTGTTGTACTTAAAATTCCTTACGAAGAAGCCGCCGTCTCTACTGCAAAATTTAGGGAGGCTTTAGGTATCGCAGACAGTGATCTGCTCGTGTTCATTGACGATATTCAACGCCTTGCGCACATGGGCGTTGAAGTTGGAGAGATGAAATTTGCCTTTTCAAAAGTCGGTGCTACCATGAAAGGGTTGGGAATGATGGGACTCCAAGCCGCGCGAGATGTTGAACCTCTCATTGGCTTACTCATTAAGTCAGGTTTTAGTGGCGAAACCGTTGGTACAAACCTTGGCAATATGATCGAATCAGCGGTAAATTTTAAGGGTTCTAAAGAGCTTAAAAAACAAGGGATTGAACTTACATTCAATGACACAACTGGAAAGTTCTTAGGCGTTGAAAACATGATCAAAGAGCTTGAACAGCTCAAAGAAATTGAAAGCGACGCGGCACGTCTTAATGTTATAGAGTCGCTTTTTGGTAAAGGCGAAGCGGCATCGATGGCGAACGTTCTTATTCAAAAAGGAACGGGAGGTATCTCAGAGTTTAATAAAAAGCTCAAAGAGCAAGCTGATCTAAATATGCGTGTTGGAAATACCACGAAGTCGCTTCGAAACACATGGGAAGCTTTAACCGGTACATTTTCAAACCTCCTCGCATTCTTAGGTGAGGGGATCGCTCCTGAGCTTAAGTCTGTTACGAACTTTCTTGGGGATGCGACAGCTGCTTTAGCAGACTTAACACAAGAATACCCAAATGTTACAAAGTTCTTAGGTGGTGCGCTTGTCGGTTTTGTAGCACTCTCAGGAGGACTCGGTACAGCAGCTATCGCGGTGTCTATGTTTACGACTGTTTTAGGTGTGCTTGGCGTTACGTCTATGGTTACATTTGGGTGGATCATCGCCGGTGCTGCGCTTATTGCCGGAGCGGCTACACTGATCATCGCAAATTGGGATACTTTAAAAGGGTGGTTTGTCTCTTTTGGAACGTGGCTCGCTGATCTATTAGGGGGTGCGGCTACAGCAATTTACGCGCAGTTTGAACCGCTTTTTAATTGGATTAGCAAGGCTTTCACATGGGCGTTTCAATCGTTTAATGTAGCCGATATTTTCAGTTCAATCGCTCAATCTGTCGTAAATATTTTTAGTTCTCTTTTTAGTTGGATCGGAAGCCAAATAACTGGGGCTATAGAGGGGTTTAATACTTTTGCTTCGTTTATTACTGATCTGTTTACAAATCCAATTACAACAATTACAGGGCTTTTTGACTCTTTTTTTAATTGGGTTGGTGGTAAATTTCAATGGGTTTTAGATTCGGTTAATGGTGTCAAATCGTTTTTTGGTGCGGAATCCAATGTACAACAGGCGACTTCACCTAGTCAGCAAACTATACCCATTATGGCTAGGGCTGGAAACATCCCAGCACAGGGTTCGACTTCAAATAGCGTTAGCGTTACGATTCAAAATCCAAACTTCAGCTCTCCCGAGGAAGCAAGCCGCACACAAGCACAGATCGATGAGCAAGTACGTAAAGCTTTAAGAGAGATACAGCGCGATCAAGCCGATAGGAGTTTCAATGACTAATATTATGGCGATGATCGGTGATTTTATTTTCTCTTTAGAAAAAAAGCCTTTTGATGCGCTAAGCCATACGAAAGAGTACAGTTTCGCTGAAATTCCAAAGGTAAACTACTACACCGGTGAGCAGAGTGTAGGCAAGGACATCGAAGAGCTTACCCTCTCAGGGTCTATCATTACCCTTAAAGGAGGGTTGAACCCTTTAGCGCGTCTTTTTGCTATCGCGGATCAAAAACAAGCCGTGCCGTTTATCTACGGTTACGGTGAGGTTTTGGGCGACTTTAAGATCACAAAAGTAAAAGAAGATCGAAGCCTCTTTCTTCCGGATGGAAGATCAGTCAAAGTCGTGTTTAGTGTTGAAATGAAAAGAGTACGCGAATGAAACACGTCATCGCAACTCAAAATGATCGCTTAGATACGATCGTCTATACCTATTATGGAACGCTTGAACCTCTTAATGAAGTGATGCTTGCCAATGCTCACCTTATGTCAAAGGCACTTTTAGATGCTGGAGACAAAGTCTATCTCCCTGAGTATACGGCAACCGTAGCGAGCGAAAGCGATGGGATAAGCCTATGGTAGCTATTAAAAAGCCAAGTTTTAAGCTTTTGGCAAATGGTAAAGATGTGACTGCTTCATTGAAGAAGTATATCCTCGGTATAGAGTACACCGATGCGAAAGACAACTCAGCCGACAGCTTTAAAATTCGATTTCATGGAGAGAATTTCGCACCGCCTGAGTACAAAGACATCTTAAAAGTATGGCTCGGTTTTGAGGGGCATCTTTGGTACATCGGCTCTTTTAGTGTTTTGAAGTCTCGTTTAGATTATCAAACTAAAGTCGTTAGCATCACGGGAACACCGGTTAATTTTAGTACGCAAATCAAAGAAAAGCGAACCATGAGCTACGAAAATGCCTCGCTAGATGACATCTTAAAAAAGATCGCAAAGCGGAATGACCTAAGTGTCAAAAATAGCTTTTACGATCTTATGTTTCTCCATGAGAGTCAAAATGATGAAAGTGACCTTGCCTTTATGCAACGCATCGCACGAGAGATCGGGGCGACCTTTTCGATTAAAAACGACACGATCCTCTTTTGCCCAAAAAAAGGGGGCGATAAAGAGAGTGAACTGCCTAAGTTTACGATCAATGCCGACCTTACGGATAACCTTTACCTTGAGATGCTTGACAAAACACTCTACAACTCAGCCAGCGCGTCATGGCAAAGTACGAAAGAAAACAAAGTGATGTCTGTATCGATAGGAAGCGGGACACCAGCTCTTAACGTGCGCGGAAATTTTCAAAGTGAGGCGGAAGCGAGGGTAAAACTAAAAGCGGAGCTGAACTTAAAAAACAAAGGCACAGTGCGCGGAGGGTTTGACTACGAGGGTCTGAACATCGTAGCTGGGGGAAAGCTTACGATCTTAAACCTCCCTAACGCGAAATGGGGCAAAGAGTTTGATGTGCAACAGGTGCGTCACACTTGGGGGGATAACGGTTACACGATCAGTGTTGAATTTGAAAATTAGGAGAGTAGATGCAGAGTAAAAGAGCTTCGTTTTATGAGAGCTTATTTAACACGTTCAGCGGGTTTTTCATAAGCCTTGCATTGGCGTATTTTGTTTTTCCGTTATTTGGTATGCCAAAAAGCATGGAGAGTTCATTTTGGATCGTCATGATCTTTACGGTTTCATCTATCGGTCGTAACTATCTGATCCGCCGCGTATTTAATTTCTTACATGTAAAAAAGGAGAGAAAATGAAAAAGTTATGGTTTGAAGCGGTATTGGCTTGTCTTTGTCTTGCGGTAATCGTGTTGCATGTTTTTGGGGATGATCAACATTTTGTTCAGCTTATCATCGCCAAGATGGTACTAATTAATTTCGGTCTTATTCATGCGTACATTGCCGGCAGACTATTACTGGGCAAAGTTGAGTGGTGTTGTACATCCAGCTTTTCACCTAAGAATGTAGGGAGGATCGTGCTATATGCGGTTATTGTTTATAGTTACTCTATTGGCGGTTAATCTTTTTGCGCTGGAGCGCTGCGCTCTTTTAACACAAAAGGTACGTGTCGCGCATTTTAAAGAGTTCGGTACAAGCTTCCCTTACCAATACGCTATCGCACAGCTGGAGCAAGAAAGCGGGTGTAGAGCAAGTATTTCAAACGACGGAGTAGGCTCTCAAGGAGTCGCGCAGATCACGTATCGTTGGTGGAAAAATGTCTTAGATAAGGAAGGCATTACCGAGATCGCAAGCGTGCAAGGAAGCCTTAGAGCGCAAGCGGCGATCATGCGTTACCTGCATGAGCAGGGGCGACCGCTTTGGGTCACGTATCAGCGTTACAACGGCGGCGACTGGGTACTTAAAGAGATCAGAAAAGCCGGTGCGGAGAACTGGGCAAAAGCGAAAGCGCAATGCACTAGGGGAGACTCGCACTTTACGTTAAAAAGCGGGAAGATTCAGACCCGCAATAATTGCGAGATAAATTATGAATACTCGCAAAATATTTACACACTAGGGAGACAGTATGGAGATGTTCAAGACAATTCTCAGTTTAGGTACTGGTAGCCTTTGGAAAGGAGTTAGCATTCTTTTAGCTGGAGCGCTGATCGCCATGAGCCTTTTCATATTGGAAGAAGAGGTGTCGTTGCGCTCTACAATAAGCGATAATGAAAAGGTCATCAAGGAACAAGGTGGTGAGCTGACCAAAAAAGAGTCTAAGATCAAAGAGCTTCAGGAAAAAGTTAGTCTCAAGCAAGCAGAGATCGGGGTACAAAATGCAACGATTGCCGCAAATAAAGCGGACACAGAGAAAAATCTTAAAGCGGTCAACGATGAGCTCTTAAAGATCAGCAAAAAATACAACGACTTCAAAGACGAGGTCAAGAACTGGAAAGGAGACCAAAATGCGTCAAGTTGCGATAATGCTCGTGCTTTTCTTAATAGCCGTACTTGGTAGCGGATGCGGTGTCGATCAGCCTCAGACACCACAAATTGACCAGTTCGTTAACGTGCCTCAAAGGTGCGTTATTGAGTTAGACCCTATGCCTGTCATTAAGCCTAAAACCTTTCAAAAAGGGGAAGAGCTTGAGCAAAATGAATGGAGCTATGGGAACTACCTCATTATGAAAGAAGATAATGAAAAAGTAAGGGCAAAAGTCAAAAAATGCCAATGAATAGGCAGAGTTCCCTCTGCCTAACAAGTCGTCCCAAACTCCTTGCAATCAAATTCTAAAATATTTTTAGGGGATACCCTCAAAATATTACAAAATGAAAGGTTTTTGCATGGAGAGACTCAAAGAGTATCACAACGTCCCAAGAGTTGCCCCGTTCGCGTGGGTTGGAGGTAAGTCAAAGCTTGCCGATAAGATCATTAAAGAGTTCCCGGAACATCAACGTTATGTTGAGGTCTTTGGAGGAGATCTTAATGTCTTCTATAGAAAGCCTCGAAGTAAAATAGAAGTCGTTAACGACATCAACTCCGATCTAGTCAATCTACACCTACAAATACAAAAGCGACCTCAATCACTCCACCTCTATCTAAACCGCATGTTTGTCTCAAGGGAGATGTTCACTCGCATTAAAACTAAAGCGCTGCATCCACGAAACGACATAGAGCGCGCCGCGTTTTACTATTATTTAATAGCACAAAGCTTCGGTTCAAAAGGCACAGACTTCGCAATGCCAAGAGGTTCAAAACCAAGAGTAAAAAATTTAGATAGGGACTTTCGCGTCTGGTCAAAGAGACTGCAAGGTGTTTGTGTCGAAAATATGGACTTTAAAAAGCTTATTACGACCTATGATCATCCCGACACGCTCTTCTACCTTGATCCACCTTATGTAGGTACGGAAAGCCACTATAAAACACCTTCCGGATTCAATATCGATCAGCATATTGCATTGGCAGAGATGCTCAGGGGGATCAAGGGTCGGTTTGTGCTTTCATACAACGATTGCGAGGTCGTCAGAGACCTATATAAGGGCTTCGAGATCATAGAGGTCTCTACGTTATATAGTTTACGAGGAGGAAGTCAAAAACAGGCTAAAGAGGTCATTATCAAAGGGTAG